ACGCGTGCCATACTTAAAATGCTCCACAGGTGAAGAAATGACTGGGCATGATACTGAATGTGGGTTCAGTCTGCCAACAGTTTGGTGATTAAAGCGCCATGTCGCTGCTTTTGGCGGCTCATGCGCAGACGTTCGGCGCGAATAATAATTTTCAGATCGCTCAGCGCGGTATCAAAATCATCATTCACAATCAGGTAATCATACTCCGCGTAATGGCTCATTTCTGCAACTGCCTGCGCCATACGTTTTGCGATAACCTCTTCGCTGTCCTGACCGCGGCCGCGCAGGCGACGATCAAGCTCATCTTTTGACGGCGGCAGGATAAAAATGCTGCGCGCGCCGGGCATTCTGTTGCGGATTTGCTGGGCGCCCTGCCAGTCGATATCAAGGAAGACGTCGACGCCGGTCGCCAGTACCTGCTCGATAGCTTCGCGCGAGGTGCCGTAATAGTTGCCAAAGACTTCTGCATGTTCAAGAAAAGCGTCTTCGCCAATCATCGTCCTGAATTCGTCGTGATTCACAAAGAAATAGTGTTCACCGTGCACTTCACCCGGGCGCGGAGCGCGCGTGGTATGCGAAACAGAAACCTGAGAGTCGTACAACGGTTGGGTTTTTAATAAAGCCTGAATCAGGCTGGATTTACCCGCGCCGCTAGGGGCGGAAACAATATAAAGCGTGCCTTGAGCCATGAGTGTCTTTTGTATGTGGTGGTGAGTGTCTTTTGTATGTGGTGGTCGAAATAGAGCTTACATACGAGCCTATTATACACGGCGGCGCAGCGTGACGCAGTCCCTGTCACACTTTTTGCGTTCTTTCTTTCATTTTGCTTGCTGTTTTCCTGATTTCTCCGTGCGTTGCAGAAACAACGCAGAAAAGCCGGAAGCATGCTCGCAGCGTTAAAAATCCCCTCTCGCCGATGAAAATAAGCCTGCGGCACAATTGCCGACGAGAAAACAGGAGGGCATCGCGATGCAAAAAGGAGTCTGGGCGCTGGTGCTGTGGATGCTGGTGGGATACGGGCAGGCAGCCTGCCCCGAATGGCCGCAGGCCAGGGCCGATCGGGAGATTGAACGTCTCAGCCAGCAGATAACGGAATGGAAAAACGCCTACTGGCAGCAGGGGAGCAGTACGGTAAGCGATGAGGTCTATGATCAGCTTGCGGAGCGGCTGGCTTACTGGCGGCGCTGCTTCACCGGCGAGGCTCCCGCTCACGATGCGTCTCCTCCCCTAAAAGGGGAGGCCAGACATCCGGTGGCGCACACCGGCGTGCGTAAACTGGCAAATCAAGCCGACGTGGCGCGCTGGATGCGCGGTCAATCCGGCCTGTGGGTACAGCCTAAAGTCGATGGCGTCGCGGTCACGCTCGTGTATCGGCAGGGGCGTCTGACCCAGGCGATAAGCCGGGGTAATGGCCTGGCCGGGGAAGACTGGACGGCCAGGGTCTTGCAGATCCCCTCCGTGCCTAAAGTCTCTGACGGCGTACTGGCGAATAGCGTTCTACAGGGTGAGCTGTTCCTGCTCCGCGAGGGGCACGTGCAAAAACAGATGGGCGGCATGAACGCGCGGGCAAAAGTTGCCGGCATGATGATGCGCCAGCAGGCTGCGGCGGATCTTAATCAACTGGGTCTCTTTATCTGGGCATGGCCCGATGGGCCGCAGGATATGAAACAGCGGCTGGCGCTGCTGCGGCAGGGCGGCTTTCTTTACAGCGCGCTTTTTTCGCACCCTGTCGCGGATGCGCAACAGGTTCAACAGTGGCGCCAGCGCTGGTTCACTTCACCGCTGCCTTTTGCCAGCGATGGCGTCGTAGTGCGGCGGGAAAAAGCATCTCCCGGACGCTTCTGGGTTCCGGGTCAGGGCGATTGGGTCATCGCCTGGAAATACCCGCCCGCCTCACGCGTCATGGAGGTTCGCCGTATCAGCTTTAGCGTCGGGCGCAGCGGTAAAATAGCCGTGGTGGCGCATCTGGAGCCGCAGATGCTGGACGATAAGCGCGTGCAGCGGGTGAGCGTCGGTTCGGTATCCCGCTGGTACAATCTGGATATCGGTATTGGCGACCAGCTGCAAATCAGCCTTGCCGGGCAGGGAATACCGCGCATCGATTCGGTCGTCTGGCGCACGGCTCAGCGTAATAAACCCCAGCCACCGGCGGCGCGTTTCAATGCCTTAACCTGCTATTTTGTCACGCCCGAGTGTGCGGAACAGTTTCTTTCGCGGCTGGTCTGGCTCTCATCCCGATCGGTTCTCGATATTGACGGCGTGGGAGAAGCGCTATGGCGGGCCCTGCATGACGCGCGCAGCATGGAGCATCTCTTTTCATGGCTGGCGTTTACGCCGGAGCGGCTGCAAGCTATACCGGGGGTCTCGACGCAGCGCGGGCAGAGGCTGTGGCATCAGTTCAATCTTGCGCGCGAACGGCCTTTTCTACGCTGGATCCAGGCGATGGGAGTCCCTATACCGAAGACGGCGTTTGCCCGGCTGAAGGAGGATGACTGGCAACGGATGCAGGAGCGAAACGAAGAGCAGTGGCGGCGCCTGCCGGGGATCGGGGCGGAAAGAGCGCGGCAGCTGGTGACGTTCTTACATCACCCGGATGTTGCCGCACTGGCGAAGTGGCTAAGCGGGCAACGCGTTCCGGGATTCTGAAAGCATTAATGTGCGCTATGGTTGTAGTTAAATACCGGCAGGCCCAGCTTCCAGCGCAGCGCCAGCATGCGGGCGGTAAAGCCGAACAGCAGGGTGGAGATCACCACCACATCGTGGCTGCTGACGTAATGCTGAAGCGCGATGTATAAAATCGCGGCGGCGAATGACACCCCGGCGTAAAGCTCTTTCTGGAACACCAGCGGGATACGCTTGCAGAACATATCGCGCAGCACGCCGCCAAAAACGCCGGTGATGACGGCGGCAATGGAGGCGATGACCGGGCCCTGGCCCATATCCAGCGCGATCTGGGCGCCAATGATAGAGAACACGATCAGGCCGAGCGCATCAAGCACCAGAAACAGACGGCGCAGATGCGGCATCACCGGCGCGGCAATCGTGGTCAGGACCGCAGCAATGGCGACAATAATGACGTACTCGGGGTGCTGCACCCAGCCCAGAGGATAGTGGCCGAGCAGAATATCGCGCACTGAACCGCCTCCGAGAGCCGTCGCGGTGGCAATGATAATGACGCCAAACGTATCCATACGGCGGCGCCCGGCAGCCAGCGCGCCGGTCATGGCTTCCGCCGTAATCCCAATCAGATAAAGAATATGAAGCAGCATAAATCCCCCACGGTGATGGCGGAAGGTTAACGATTTGTGCGCAAGATCACGATTGAGATTTTCTAAAGTGAATGAATTTAACCTGATTAAACTAATGCACGATCGGTTTAAATCGGCTGAATTTAACGGTTCATTTGTCATTTATTCATTTTTAGTGATTATAAAAAGTAATGTGAAAGCCGTCGATGCGTATCGATATTGAAAACGCGATGAATACCTGTTGTTTAACTCTCGACCTTTATCCTTTTATTTTCCTCCTTCAGGGCCTGAGAAAATGACTGCAGCAGTTGGCAATAAAAACTATCTCACCCGCCTGATTGCCGTTGTGCTGACGGGGCTGCTTGCCGGCCTCTCAGGCATGGTTCTGGCGCTGATTTTACATGCGATTCAGCACCTGGCCTTTGGCTACAGCCCCGGGCAGATCGTGAGCGCGGAGTCATTTCTACAGGGCGTCACGGATTCATCCTGGCCTCGTCGCTTCTCGGCAATCGTCGCGGGGGGAGCCATCGCAGGATTCGGCTGGTGGCTCCTTGGACGCTATGGGCAGAAGCGAGTCTCAATAGCGTCAGCGGTGGCGAATCCTTCGGTGGCAATGCCTGCGGGTACCACAACGATTCATGCCCTGTTGCAGATCGTCACCGTGGCGCTGGGCTCTCCGCTTGGCCGCGAGGTGGCTCCGCGGGAAATGGGCGCGCTGGGGGCAGGGATGGTGGCGCGTAAGCTGGGACTGATGGCGGATGAAACCCGAACGCTGGTTGCCTGCGGCGCCGGTGCGGGCCTGGCGGCGGTGTATAACGTTCCGCTGGCCGGTGCGTTATTCAGCCTTGAGGTAATGCTGCTGTCGTTTAGCTGGGAAAAAACGCTGGCGGCGATTATCACCTCGGCGATTGCCGCGTGGACGGCAACGCTCGGGTTAGGCGAGGAATCGCAATACCATTTTACTTCCGACATCCTGCCGCATTCATTTCTCTGGTGGGCGATTATCGCCGGCCCCATTCTTGGCGCCGGGGCCTGGCTCTTTCGCAAAGCGACCAGCACGGCCCGCTCGGGCGTTCGAAGCAACTGGCAGATGCCGGTTTTCTGTCTGCTGGCGTTTTCCCTGCTTGCCGTCCTCAGCCTCTATTTCCCCCAGCTTCCGGGAAACGGTAAAGGGCCTATGCAGTTGGCTCTCAGCGATGACCTGGGTTTCCCCGGGGCGGCGATGCTGCTGGCGCTGAAAATGGTGGTGATTCTGGCGGTGCTGCGCGGCGGCGCGGAGGGCGGCCTGCTGACGCCGGGGCTGGCGGTCGGCGGCCTGACCAGCCTGCTGCTGTGTATGCTCTGGCAACAGCTGCTTCCCGGCGGAGATTACGGCAGTTTTGCTCTCGTCGGCGCGGCGGCGTTTCTCGCTGCATCCATGCAGATGCCGCTCACGGCGGTCGCGCTGGTGATGGAGTTCACCCACATGGATCACAGCTATCTGGCCCCCACGCTGCTGTGCGCCGCAGGGGCATTTTTAACCTGCCGGATATTGGATAAGAACTACGCCTTCTGAAACGCAGCGAAAATAAAAGGCCATGATTTACCATGGCCTTTTGTCCGTGCGTGGGTTGGCGAGCGAAAAACCGTTACTCGATGTTGAATCTGCTCATTGAGTAATTGCTGTAAAGCCTTGTGTTTAGCTGGTTCGTTGTGTCGTTGTTTTCTATTGGGTACACCCTTGGGTACAAAGCAAAATAGAGTGCTCGACTACTGGTCGGTGAAAAGGTGGGAATACGGGCAGGGGGATTTCTTTTTGGCGGTCTACGTTTTGCTACGGCGAGCGGTTTTCCCGGCACGGTATGCCCTAACTATTTTGCATGACAAACGCGCGCGTGCGCGAGTACACCGAGAGGTAAATTTAGTCAATTTGATGTCGTCATGCCGATCGGCATAACGCGAAAACCAAAAACACACTTCTATACGTATGCTCAAAAAACCTGTTTCAGCTGTTTCTCTGTTTCAGTACCCCCGCAAGCCCTGTGCTGCAAGGGTTTCATTGAAACAACAAGATAAAACAACTTATGATTCAGCTGTTTCACAGTTTTATACTCTGCCTTTTGGCTCGCGGATGATTTTTTATCAGGAGAATATCTTGTAATATTTTGCAAGATACACAAAAAAGCCCGCATCATGATGATTGGCGGGCCTGTTTGCTGTTTTTTACACGTTTATTTTGCTGGTTCTGCCGTCTCTTCCTCCGTTATTGGCACCAGCATGAGGGCATACGTTCGGTGCTGTTGCCCATTTATGCGCGGGGTTAGTGACTGGTAAGAATTCGGGTCTTTCTTCATCAATAAACCTTCCGCATGCAGCACCTTCAAAGATTGTGTTGGAGGCTTACCGGGGATTGCCTCAGCTTTGAATACTGCGGGCAGCACGTAATAAACGCTTCGACCATCTGGCGATGAGCGCGGCGCCAGCCATCCCGCACGGCGGGCTTTATCCGTTGGAATATCAAATTCATCAGAGTTTGTAATGATGTCGAAACGGCTCTCGTTCATCAGCAGGAAGTTTTCGACCATCTCAATCAACTGCCCATGCTCACGATTCCCCGTACCGTATAGCGAGATCCACTGATTAAAGCTGTGCTCTATCGCGGCCCGGCACTCCGCAGCCTTCCAACCGGTCAGTGGGGCCGAAAGGATAAGGGCGGCTTCCAGAATAGCGAAGCAATCGGCAACACGCCCCGCCTGTTCACCCCCCTGCGCCGGCAACAGCCCTTTCCATCGTTGTTTCGCTGCGGCTACAGCTTCCTGAGCTGCTTTCGGGTTCTCCGCGAGCGTTGATATCCATTTACGCCCGACAGCGCCATAGTGGTTCTGGTAAGCGGTTTTAAGCGCATCCGCATGAGACTTACCATCGGGCAGGGAGTGAAAGTCACTGGCACGAGTTAACGGGATGTTCAGCAGGCGCACCAGCTGCCCGGCGTTAATGCTGCCACCATCTTCCCGAATAAAGCTTTCGAGATCCGTCTCGCCGGTGCTCAACGCCACCGTGGTGTAACGCATTACCTCCCGGTTGCCGCCATCCCGCCGCCCCTGCAGCTTACCAACGCCGTTAAAGAGCGCGTACGCTGATTCCGCAACATCACGACGCCGGGTGTTCTGGCTGATTTCGTCCAGCGACATGAAACCATCATTGTGCGCCGCGGCTTCGTTCACCATACCCAGCGCGGTACCGTACCAGGTCAGCTTTGTTTTATCCGGCGAACCGTAGAGGCTGGCCGCCGTGTTGGCGGTAGTCGTTTTACCGGCGCTGGATTGCTCATAGAAGTGAATGCCGAAACCGTCAGCGCCCACCAGCGATAGCATAGGTGCAGCGAATGCAGCGGCGATAGCGGTCACCATCGACGGGTTGCCAGCCGCCAACCGGGCAACATTATCTCGCCAGCTCTCTGGTGTCCCTTTTACGGTATAGCCCTGCGCCGTGGCTGAGTGGCCGCAGAAAATAACCGGCTTAGCCGATGTGCCAAGGATCTCGCCATCCGGCATGATGTACGCACCATGCTGCCAGCCCGTTGTTTTTGCCACATTCCATCGGGTCAGTTCGTCGTGCAGTTGGAGATAATCCCCCAACACTGCCCGGAGACTGTTTTTCGATGTGACGTTAAGCCCACCAGCTTTCATCCGTCGCCAGCCGTCTCGCTCGCCAATATCGCACAGCGGGATCGCCTCAGTGACTTTACGGACGTTGCACAGCCATGACAGTACAATGAACTCCTCGCTTCCGTCGGTACCGCGACCTAGCACATCGACTGCCGAGCAAAGCCAGGCTGGAGGCTGCTCTTCAATCTCTCCAGTCCGCTTATTGATTCGAGGAACGATGTAATACATCCCATCATCCCGCCTTTCCACACGGGGATTTAAGCGATCGGCGGCGCGCTTGGTTGCTTCGTTGACCCAGCCCAGCGCCTGCGCATCTGCAAAGATGGCTTTATAGCTGGTTTTGTCCGGCTCCAGCCCTTCCCATCGTGCAGCTGCTCCTGTGGCTAAATCCTCATCATAGGCGTCCTGTGCTGTCACCGACCAGTCGATCCACAGCTGCCGCGCGTCGTCCTCGAAATCGGTTCCTTTGAGGGCTGCGAGGCGGTAACCTTGGTCAATCCATGCGCCGTTGTCGTGCGCCTTTTGCAGCATACCCGGATGCCAGAGAGCACTACGCAGGTCGGAGATAACAGAGGTATCCGGCCCGGTACTCAGATCGTCAAAATCTGCATCCGTTTCCGGCGATGCTTCATGTCTGGCCGGTTTCTTAGCTTTTGGTTTAGCTACTACAGCTGGTGGTTGAGCTGGTTCCGGGAGCGCATCAACGTCAATTACTGCTCCCGCATGCAGCTGGCTTTTTGCGCCAACGTGCGGACAGTAAAGATAGCTTTGAGCGCCGTAGACGCTGCGGTCGAGCGCCAGATAATTGTCGCCGTTCTCCCATCGGGCTTTTTGACCCGTAAGGTTGGCCAGAGTAAAACCGGCCTCCTGCATCAGCATCGATTCGGCGGCCTCACAGACCGCCCGTCGTTCGTCAGGCTCCACCAGCCGGGAAAACTCATAGACAATGCGCATACGCGGGCTGGCGGCGGTGTGGCTGGCCGTCTGGTAAACCAGCACAGAATGGCGCCTGAGCGATACTAAAAGTGCCTGCATAGCGCCCGGGCTACTCTCATCGATATCAGCGCACCCAAAAGCACACGCCGCCATGTTATCCACGATACGGCGCTGACCAGTCTGCTGCGTTGGGGCAGAGAACCAGTACAGCTTTTGCTTTTCCTTGCGCCGTTCTTCATCAGTCATTTTCCCAGTGATGGAAATTTGTACACTATGCGATAGAATAGCGTTGCAAAGATCATTAAAGCTGTTTGCCGTAAAACGGGCAGGGGTGAGGGGTTGCCCCTGCGCCATCAGGTAACCAAATCCGCTCATAGCTTCCTTTCCTTGCGCAACATAGCTTTGATCCGGCGACGTGTAAGTCGGTTGTCGCCAGCGTCGGGAGTTACATCACCTTGTGTGTTATAGCTGAATCCCTCCATTACTACCGGGTTGCCGAGTTGGCGGGTACGGACAGCAAAGAGATGTGCGCTAGAGTTGTTTTTACGCATGATTTGTCCCCCGCGGGTAATTATTCCAAACGACACGTGTACGACGCTCTCTACGATTAGGGGTGGTCACTGGTGCTACCTCCCTGTTGATTCGCTTCAACAATATCCGCAGTCGACTCCATAAAACCCGTCATAAAATCCACTGCTCGAGCCATATCGGCGGTGTGTTTCAGGAACAGCCCAAGAGCCTGCAGATCTGTTTGATGGTCGCTATAGTTCTCGTTTTCACAGGCCCAAAAAATTAGATTGCCGATAGCGCCGAGACCGCGCAGATAAGCTGTATGAGCTTCATCACCCGTTGCGGCCAGCATTCGTAAATCACCGGGGCTGGTTTCGGTAATCTCACCAGTCAAAGGAATAGTGAAAAGTTTCCATGTAGTTGGATTAAGCATGGTCGCCCCCTGTTGGTGTATGTTGCGCATCTGCTGCGCGATCTGCGGTTTCCTGCGCCCATGCAATAAGATCTGCGGCGAGGTCTCCCCCGTTTGGGTCAAGTACGATGAATTGTGCCGCCTGTAGGGCTACTGCAATGGGCCGTAATACGTCACACGGGTGCGGGTAGACAGCCATAATGTCGTGCTCAGACATGGCGCACCTCCTGAACCGGCAGAATGGCGGCAAGAGACAGGATGTAGTGAGCGGCAAGCACCTTACGCGCTTCGTGCTCGCTGGTGGCCTCCACGATGATTTTGCAGGGTTTAGCCTGGCGGTCAGCGCGATCGAGCGCCATAAAACGGTACTGATATTTGGGGTGAGAGAGGGCCGCCCCGGTTTGGGGTGTGATAGTATTGCTCATAGCTACCTCGTTACTTTCGCTAACGTTGGTGGTCAGACGCCCTGTATGTGTTGCGAGCACTACGGGGCGTTGCTTTTTAGATGAACCGAATTTAAAGTGGTTCATACCGTTGAAAATAACATTAGCATAGTGGTATGAACCGATGCAAGAATCCCCGATAAAGAACAAAACAGACCGCACGAACAGCACGCGAAAGATCATTCGCTTTGAAGATGGACTGCTGGAACAGATCAACGAACTGGCAGGTGAAGGTAACTTCAGCTCGTGGGTTAAGGATGCCTGCCGCGAGAGATTGCGTAATGCTGGCATTGAGCCAAAAGGTTGAGCGGCCGCCGGGCAGGGTGTGGACACGGTAGCGTTAAGCATGCTGGCCCCCGATTCGCTGTTCATTCCACTGGCGCACCGCTGCGGCGTCAAAGACGGTAACGCCGTCAGTTAGCCGATGAGGTTTTGGGAAATCAGAGCGCTGTGCGTAACGCCAGACCGTGCTGATATGCACGCCGAGGTAGTGCGCGACATGCCGGGCGCGGGCGTTACCGCTGGTAGGAAAGGTGAATTGTTGCGACTTCATGCGATTACCTGCTATTGAGTGAGAAGGTAATCGCAAGGCTACGGTGTTGGGTTTTGGAATATTTAAATCTGCCGGAACATAGAGAATATTCCGGCGTTACTTTTCCCCGGCATTACGTTCAACATCGACATTCTCGAGTGCTGGCACAACGTCGAGAAGAATAATTTTCAGATGATCAGCCAACGCTTTCCCACCCGGCGCTTTGATCTCTTTATTCGCAAAATCTTTCCGTATCTCGCTGGTAGGGTCCTCGAGATGCTTACGCAAGTTTTCGACCACATCGGCCCCGTAGTGGATTTGGATAAAAGCCTTTAGCGCGGTTGCCAGATAGTTAACTGTTTTCGCTGATTCTCCCCCGGGCTTTGAACCTTTCTTACTTACGTCCTCAATCACGCCTGAGGGTTGACACATCAAAAAGCACCATACTTTTTGCAATTCTGCGCCGGGTATTCGTAAATTTTCCCGGCCATAAGTATCCCTCAACGAACTACAAAGCCGATCACCATTATCATCATAAATGTTGTATTGTGGGTCCATCGGTATCCATAACCGCTGTTCACAAAATCCACTGTTTGAGCCGTATTCCTTCACCGCAAAGTTAACTTGTAGGTCGGGAGGATAATCAACGCCTCGCCAAAACCGGTTAAAACTATCGGGGGAAACAGACAGCAAGACATTTTTCCCCTCCCCGGGATCGTCGATAGACTCGATGGCGATGTAGTCCGGGAGAGAAAAACACAACTCGATAACCCCTTGGCTCCACAGTTCCAGTAAATCGTTACCGGTGCAATTTGCCCCCTTGTCGGTCAGCATCTCCGCTGCCCGGACAAGATCATAGCTTGGTAAAGGGGAATAAAAATCACTCATTCGCGTTCGCCTTACACGTTCTCGCCTGGATAGTTGCTGAGGCAGGCGGTCAGGCGTAGACCGCTTTTCTCCCCGTCGGGATAGCCTCAATTTCATTGTGTCAGATAGATAAATTCCAGCAAGCCAAAAAATACGGGCAGGGGAGATAGCGAAAATGTCAATCTTGCCTTATACCTTGCGGCACAGCTCCTTGCCGGCGCTGACAGTGGGCCCGCAGCGGGTATAAGTTCCCCCGGACGCAATGATCAAATATGGCGCCGGAAATTTACGTTTCACTTTGACGTTACATTGATCTGAAATCTATAAGGCTGCTGGTGGCCAGATGATTTTTCTCCCTGCAAGGGCTCCTGTGAGATCGCCTTTTTTCTAGGACTTCAAGAGTCTGTGAAAGGTTGGTGGTAAATCGTTATCCAGATTCTGTCATGATAGCGCGGTTTATATGGTTTTTACCGATAAAGGAAAAAATAACTAGTTCAAATGTAGACACGCGAAAAAATATGGATGTAAAATCACGCTCATCAGTGACAGTGATAGGAAATGGTCGTGAAAAAATCTAAAGTGGCAGATCTCATCGTTCAGCATGTTCCGAAGCAACTCATCATGGCCCTTTCCGACGCGATTTACGCGGCGTCAAAGCGTTCTTACGATTATGCACAAAAGAAGAAGCTAGATCACAGAACGACCGCGCTTGGTTATGATCGTCATTTAAACCTGAATGAAACTATTTATGAGGTGTTTGAGGCCAACGGTTGTAATCCCGGCAAGCTGCGTGGGAACCGTATTGTAGAAGGTCATAGCGGTATTTTCACGATTGTTCGTGAAAGCTACAATGATAACCAGTGGAAGAGACTATTTCGCAGCAAACGTAAGCAAGAGCTCATTGCCGAGAACGTTTCTGTGGAAAAAGTGGTGCAACCGGATTTATTCTCCGATGGTTCTGATGTGCCAAAAGCTACACTGTTCGTAGTATGCCGTTTTTCCGGTTCATTGCAGACCCAACCCGAAGCCCCGATGTCCATAGAACTTGTTGTTCCAAGTTCTGACGGGAAGAGCTGGGTTTTCCATGAGCCACTTGAACTTTTTTTAACCCGATATGATGTTGTTCCGTCCCAAGAAGATAATGCGTTCTCTGCACTTAAAAAGGGCATTATCAAAAAAGATGGAACCGAGGAAGATGATGTATGAGCCGAGGTATCGCTGAATTTCAACCGGATAGGCTAGTACAAGTACTAGCCGCCCGGCGGCTATCTCAAACTCAATTAGCTACGATGGTGGGCGTATCACCAGCAACCATTAGCAAATGGCGTTCCGGCCAGCAGGCTCCAGAGTCTGAGGCTTTAGAACGCTTAGCGACTGTCGTAAATGTCACTCCTGAATGGTTTACTCGTCCCCTGTTACCGGGCATGTCAAAGCCCTTATTCAGAAGTAATGCTTCGGCCCATGTAGCGGCGCGAGCAATGCTTGAAACGCGTATCCATTGGGCTAATGAGTTAGTTACAAAGTTGACTGAGTTTGTAGATCTGCCGGAGCTAAAATTACCGCACCGTGGTTTTACAAACATCGATGAAATTAGTGATGCAGATATCGAAGATGCTGCTAATGAGTGTCGTGCTCTCTGGAATCTTGGCACAAAGGAAATACCGGATCTTGCGTTAGCCGCAGAGAGTAACGGCATTATCGTTGTCAGAGAGGAAACGGGTGTCGCGCAGATTGAAGGGCTTTCTGCCTGGAGCGAGAGTTTAGGTGTTCCTTTTGTTCTCCTCTCATCGGATAAGGGTAACGCTTTTCGCAGCAGATTTGACCTTGCTCACGAAATAGGGCACCTGATCCTTCACCGCTACGTTGGTAATGAACTCGAAGCTGAACGCTATAAGCTGAAGGAAAGTCAGGCTCATAAGTTTGCGGGGGCGCTACTTCTCCCTGCCGAGACATTCGCTGAAGAGATCAGAACCCCTGTGACATTGGATAGTTTGCTACTGATTAAACAGCGGTATGGTATTTCTGTTGCGGCAAGCATAATGCGTTTGCATGTACTGAATATTATTACGGAAGAAGAGAAGCAAAATCTATATAAGCGCCGTTCAGCACGTTGGGGAGCGAAATCAGAGCCGGGAGATGATTATCGTGAGCCTGAAAAACCACGTTTGCTGAAACGCACTATCGAATTGCTGGCGTCTTCGGGAATTATTTCAGTTGAACGGCTTGCTGCGTTTGCGGGACTGTCTGCTATCGATGTCGAAATGATGGTCGGCTTACCCGAGGGCTATCTGACCGGCAAGAAAGCTGCTGTTGTACATCTGGCAAAATTGAAATCTATGCTAGCCGAGCGGCGTGAAGAGCAAACAAGCGAGCGCAATGGAACGTTAGTTCAGTTTTCAAGACCACCAAAACGATCCAATTCTTGATACCTAAGGCCGTACTAAATGAGTATGGCCTTCTCGTCTATCGGTTGTTTCACCGACCATCATGAATTCCCTCGAAGTGAACCAGCCATAACCGTAATAGTCCAACGCCTTAGGTTTCACCAATAGGGGTACAGGTTATGGCAACAAGGTTTATTGGCATTAAGGAAATGTGCAAACTGACGGGGAAAAGCAAGCCCACACTCTGGCGGATGTACGCAAAAAGAAAGGAGTTTCCGGCGCCAGTTCGTACCCAAAATGGCTTGTTCCTGGGTTGGCCCGAGACAGTTTATGAAGAGTGGGTATCGCAGCAGACAAGGAGAAAGTTCTAACTTAGAATCACAGTTGCATACGGCGGCCGGTCAATCCGCCGTCTTCCACTTAATACCGACTTCGGCATTTCTCGATAAACGCTTTCACATTTCGGCCTTCGTAGCGCACCACCTTCGTAGAAAACTGGATCGGCACCAGCGTTGCGCGGTGTCGATGGTTGATATTCCATGCGCAAAGCGTTTTCTGAGTAATCCCGCCCAGCAGTTTGCACACTTCATCAGGGGTTAAAAGATATGAATACAATGTTTCTTTTAATGGCAGAGTACGAAACTACCAATATCCTTTTGGCTGATATTTCCGAGAAGTACCTCGGAATGGCTCCATCCACAGCCAACAAGAAAGCAGCGGCGGGATTACTACCGTTCCCCGTATATCGTATTGGGAGCACCCAAAAAGCCGCCTGGGTAATCCATGTGCAAGATCTGGCAGAGCATATCAATAAACAAAGAGACGCGGCAAAAGCAGAGTGGCAGGCTACGAGAACATTGCTTGCCACCTTAACGTAACTGGGTTAATCACTTACCCTAATTACTCGCAGAGGGTGAATTTTCGTGATCCAATCTGGCATCCATTATGATTTTTATAGCAAAAGGTTTGGTTTGTTCTTGAAAAAGTGCTCTTATCTTTTGCTGTTGTACAGGGGAAAGTTCTGGGCCAGCAGCATAAACGGCTTTTGTCTCGAATGATCTACAGCTTTGAATTGCTGCTATAGCTGCCGTTTCCGCAGGTTCCGAGCTCTTGGAATACTTTAATGATTCTCTTTTAACACAAGAATAATACTGATACCGGGGATCATTTTCCCTAGACTGGTTTGCGGAACATAACGCCGGCAGGAACAGGATTAGCAGAAATAGCTTTTTCATAGCGTTCAATCCAAGATTGATAAAAAATTGTATTTTATGGGCAATACTTACCATCTACTGTTACATCATTTCTGTCCATCTTTCCATTTTACCCAGCCGTTATATGCTTTAGCTCCACCAGCCAATAAAGAGCTACCTGCGTCTATATAGCCTGCAGTCGATGCATTACTACCGCTAAATCGCGCAGCCTGCGCTTGCGCCTGCAGCCGGCTGGAAGAGTTCACCCCATTAAGAATCGTTTGATAAGCGTCCTGTTCAGCATCTTCCGTCACGCCAGACGTGATCCGCAACGCGGTTCCTTCGCCAGTCTCGACGCCGGAAGCCGCCATTGCCGCGTTAGCAGCAGCTGCCTGTTCACGTCCTGCTTTACGGATACGCTCGGCTTCTACCCTTGCCGCCGCTTTTGACGCATCGGCGTCAGCTTCCGCCTGGGCGGCCTGATAGTTCGCCATTTTTTTTTGCTGTTGTCCGCTGTACACCGCCCCACCAGCGGCCAGTGCTGATGCAGTTGCGCTTAGGGCGACGGCTTCAAGTCCTGTACACATATGCTTTCTCCAAGAGTAATTTGGCTATTCATGTGGAAAAAATAACCCTTTTATTATAGTTTTTATAGAAAATAATTCTCTTGCGATGAGGTGATTTATGCCTGTTGTTGTGTCATACCGCTGCGACTGGTTTCGCATCATCGAAGATATTTCGCGGACAGGGATACCTCTGGCCAAAGTGGCGAGTGAAATAGAGGTCTCGAAATCTGCTCTTATGGGCTGGAAGTCAGGCGCAGAGCCTGCACATCGGGCAGGGGAGAGGCTTATCGAGTTCTGGTGTTTTGCTATGGAAAGGAGACGGGAAGATCTCCCGGTACTGGTATACTCACGTCGGTTTATGCGCACCCCTATGATGGTTCATTCGAACGGCATCGCCTCCGTTTAGTACATGAGAAAAACATCCCCCTAAATTAACTTTCCGAAGAAAAATAATCTCTTTTCATAAGATTGCTCCGTATGTCTGTATCATTGGCGCAGGCCGGGGAAGAGTTTGACCGCGTGGCGAGGGTTTCGGCGAAAGCCAGCGGCGCGGTATTCATACACCACATTATCGCCGCCGGCACTATGGATGAAATGGTGGTGGAACGGCGCAATTCAAAACGAACGGTGCAGGACATCCTGCTCGATGCCATGAAAAAAGAGGCCAGTAGGCCGTAGGAGGTGGTTAGTGGCCAGCATTGAAATGATAACTGAGAAAGAAGTGATGCAGATAATGCGAATCTCATCGCGTATGACTATATGGAAATATACCGAGCGTTATAATTTTCCAAAACCGATACGCACCCACCCCAAACAATACCTGCTATCTGAGGTGGAAGCGTGGATCGGCTTTGTTGAATAAATCAGATTTCGGGTAAGTCTCCCCCGTAGCGGGTTGTGTTTTCAGGCAATACGCACGCT